CCATCTCTACACACTACACTCATTATTGAATCATCACTATAATAATAAAACAAGATCTTGCAATCCGGTGCTATGAGACGATTAAAAAGCGTAGTAAGTACGCTCTTGTCAGGTTTCTCAATGAACGTTGCTTCACAATCACCTATTCGGAAAGGATCGCCAAAAGCCCTTTTAACATATGGGAGATAATACCCAAGCTTACATGAAGCTGGGCATCCTAAATCTCCAATCGCACGAAGGTACTTATTGCGCGGTAACAACTCCCCAGTTTTGCACCTATAGTCAATACTGTTAACCCACGTCCCTATTGGGACGCCAGACATATTAACTGAAACAACAACCTCTCTACGGAGCTCCCTTTTGGGAGATACAGTCTCAACCCATATAGCGCGCAATTCGGCTACAGATAAGTTGGGAACGTAATAACGGAGACGTTCTTGAAAGTGCGAAACCCACATCCCTATCGCCCGGTTACTTTTGACAAAATTCTTCTGATTGGCTATTAATTGTTCGTGATCACCAGGTGTCTCGGGATTACGCTTCTGTGTGAGTCGTCTGACTGCACCGCGTATTCCGGAATCATCGATCTTGTACATTTGAGATGAAGAACAAACTGTCATCCAAACGCTCCGATACTCTCGTGGTTTAACAAAACCGCCATCAATTATGTCTTTAGTGACTGGGTCGAACGCACCAGTGTTTTTACCAACCTTAAACCGTCCATTCCATATATATGGGCGGTCTAGATTAGTTTGTACTCCGTATGATTTGTAAAACCCGGTGTGGGAAACCAAACCATACGGTATGTTTAATTGTCACCAAATCACTGAGCGAACGCTTTGTATAACACTAACAGAAGTTAGGTTATCGCGCTCGCCAAGCAATTCGATGTGCTGTGCGACAACTGTAGATATATTGGTTATATCGGCTATGGTCATATTAGGAAATATATGAACAGTGTAGCCCCGTATCTCTTTAACTAAAGACCTGTGAGAGGTCTTAGCAAGAAAATGCTTAGTAACTAATATCAGTTCCTCACTAGGGACTTCGACGTTGTAAACAGATTTATAATTCAAACCAGCGAACAGTCCAATAGGACTGCCGTGTATATTATGACCGTCTGACAATATCGAAAGCCTCTCTGTGAGTATGTCGGCACTGGAATGCAAATAATTAAACTTATCGTACTGGACTTTAACTACATTAAAACTTAATAACTGCATCAAGAAGCTAGAACCGCTCTTATAATACATTATTGAAAGTATAACGATCACCACAGTGGTAATTTCAGGAATAAATTTTGGGTAATATTCGTAGAAAGTTGCCATGCATGTGCAAATAATAAAGACAAGAACGAAGTACATGCAGATGTACCGGCCATTCGGTATACGCGTGACGTAAATGGGCATAGACACCCTATTTGCGGCAACACGAATGGCGGGTAGCTCCGGCTGGTTGCCAAGAATTCCTAAGGCTGATCGTAGAAGTTCCAGAGATGGGATTTCCACAATATCAGCCAATGAACCTTCTGGCAGACGTACTGCAACCAGAGCTTGGTGAAGATCGTGAACAGGATCAGCGATGATTGTTGGATCAAT